AGTACAGTGATGTCTATGAGCCATATGGTAAGATCCCTCTTTACCATATACAGTCCATGCATTTCTGAGACGCAGTTTCTTCTCTAAGATCGTTTCGTATATAGGAATTATATCACATAATTCATCAGACTTGTCCATCAGATGATAGTCAGTGCCTTTAACGGTACTACTATACCAATTTGGCCATGGACATTCTGGTGCGAGAGAATCAACTAATGATTTAATTTTATTAGTTTCCTCATCAGATATGAAACGCTCAACTAAATACATGAGTCTGTTATAAAAGTTATGGCTACCAGAAGAACTAAGAAGACTGAGGGATCTGTAGAGATCACCAACGAAGACGTTTACATGTCTAAGTACGACAAACTGTCTGAAGAAAAGTTTGCAGAACTGGAAGAACGTATTGCAAGACTTGAGAAGTTTGAAGCTCAAGCAAAACAACTTAAAGGTTGGTGGCCACAGAAGTGGGGTTAAGTCTTCTTCTTGTGATTGAACTCAATTACGATCTTGTTGTGTTCGGTGGTTCTGTCGCAACAGGTAAAATGATGTACCTTACCACCTAAAATCTCGCAGATATTATCTAGTTGTTTTTCAACGGCAATTTTTTTAAAGTTGTCGTCAATCACGTTTCCTCCATTCATCAATTTGTTCTTGAGTAGGAACGATGATTCGGAAGGCCAAGCCTTCTTCCTCAAACTCCTCGTTCATCTTTTCGTATGTTTCGGGGGTAATTTTTTCAAACATCATACTTATCCCACAACTTACGAATGTTTTGTGTGATAGGTACACCACCAGTGTAAGTTTCTAGATGTTCTCCATTCTCGTCAGTAATAACAAGAACGGGAGTTGCAGTTACACCGTATGATTTTGCAAGTGCAAGATTCTCCTCTGGGATGGGAACATCACTTACATCTTCAAGATAAATCTCTTCAATGATCTCAGCACGATCATCTTTGAGTGCGTTAATATATCTCTTCACGAGACCACATGGCCCGCAAGATTCTTTTGTAAACATCAAGAACTTAGTCACGTTGTCTCCAGTCATCAGGTTTGTCTCTTTGAAACCAATCTACAATCTCGTCTGCACCATCGAACCCCGTTCTGTGATTGGATGGGTCGGGGTCACCTAATCCCATCCTATTCATAAAATCATCAATACTACCCTCTTCAATTCCATTAGACTGGCGACGAGCTTTGTTCAACCAGTCTCTAGCAAGAGTATGTGCTTTGGCAAGTTTCTCTGCCCAGATCATGTCCTCTAGAGGAACTTCTTCGTTATTTGCGATGCAACGGCAGATAGACTCCAAACGAAGTCGATACGCGGTAGAGAGCATGTTAATTCGTTTTGAGTTTGTCTTTTAAATCAAGAACCTTATTAACTTCATTTACAGCACTAGACATCCTATCACCAAGGATGTTCATAATATCTGCGTAGATGACTTCATTGTCTACATAGTCATCAAAATATGTATCGATGGCTTCCTTCAGATATCGATACCTATGCCACTCTTGTGAATAAGGTTTGTACATGATGTAGGTTTCGTAGTATTTAGGAACAGGCCCACCAGGACTCGAACCTGGGACAACCGCTTAGAAGGCGGGGGTTATATCCACTTAACTATGGGCCCAAGAAAGTCAAGGTTTGACTAGTTTTTTAACGTAATCGTATGCATAGAGTTCACGATTACCTTTGATTCCCCAACCGAGCCAATAATAACACGGAACCATGTATTGTGCAACCGTGTCAACACCACCTTCAAATTCGGGAAGAACCGTTTGGAATTGATTCTCGTTAATCATATAACGGACTTGTCCTGCAAGACTACTAGGATCGCAACCGTACTTCTTGCAGAAACTACCTAACCCATTATAACGACTCTCAGTGGTCCACTGGATAATTCCATAGCCACCGCTACGGCAACGATCATAAGGAACTCTAGCCCCTCCCTCGCATACGAAGGAACGGAAGTTACTTTCCTGTTTAATGTTTCCAAGAATCGCCGAAAGGGCATTGCGTGATTTGATGTTGGTTTGTTTTTGAAGTTCTTTGAGAACGTACTGTTCTGCAGGAGTACAAGTTGGACACTCCCAAAACTGTTCCTTGTATTCTATGACAGGGATTGGAGTTGGGGGTGGAGGTGTAGGTTGAAAAAACCAGAACATAATCATTCATCAAAATTCATATCATCGATGACAACTACGTCATTGAATTCGTCTGGGTTAAGCCATTCTTCAAACTCATAGTAAATCGCAGTTGCGTCATCGATTCTATCATTGGCAGTTAGATCGTTCATGCGTTCTACAGACCATTTTGTAAAACCTTCAACCATCGTCTTCATCAGCATCAGATCCTCTGGAGAGTTGTCCGCTGGTTCCAGTGACATAGTAGTCCTTACGCATGTACCTGCCAAGAATGTTTGAATTGTAGTACTTCGGTGTCCCGTCTGTCAAGGCCTCAGACAGGACGTTGTTTAGGAACAATTGTCGGGTCTCCTCAAAGTTAACCCAACTCTTCTTTTCATGAAGACTTAAGATCTCACGTCTAAAGGCATCATTCCCAATCCGTTTGCGTTCCTGATTAAGTTCGTCAGAGCTTCCGTAGTATTTTTTCCAGTCGCTTTCAGACTTAACTCTCCGATTTTTACCTCTAGGCTTTCTAAATGACCAGAAGTACTTTCGACCGATGTAGACTCTACCATTTTGGAGATTAGTGATCCTGTAGACAAAACCGTACAGATCGTTAATATCCTCAGATACAAAAGGTGATCCTTCAAAATACCACGGATTCTCATAGTCACAACTCATTGACTCTAATAATCATAGAGTTATTTAGAGCTGTTCCCTTGAACCCTGGCAGAGTTATTATACTGACAAAAAAAGAGGGGGTCAAGGCCCCCTCCAGATTATTTACCAGTGACCAGACCTTTCACAAAGTCTGTGGTATTTTTTATTCTTCGATCTTGATTCTGTTTTGCAGTCTTCATACCGTATTCGGCAGCACGATCACCAGCCTTTCTCAACTGAGAACCACGGTGTTGTGCAGACCCTGGCTTGGATCCTGCCTTCCCTGTGAAGAAACCTTTTCCAAAGTTGTAGGTTGCGCTTACGGCCTTGTTAAAACCCTGCCTGATACCCGCCCCAACACCTCTGGCGGTGACTTCTTCATTGAACTGTTGGAACGTCTTCATTTGTCTGTAAGTTTTCCTATATGGTATTTATATTTTAAAGCTTGCAAAATCCAAGCTTCCGACAAACCAGAAGGTCCCTCTGACAGGACCCTTATTTGGGCCTCTGTCAAAGGGAACTTATGATCTGCAAGGAGTTTAAATCTCCAATCAGAGTTTGAATCCACTAAACGTGTCCTTTTTAACGTCTTGTTTGATACCACCTACAACGTAAGACTCCACCTCAGTCTCCTGTGGTGCAACCTGAAGACCCTTAGAAGAGATCCAGTGTTGCGTCCAGGGCAAGGGGTTGTTACTTGCAGGGATGTCGTAGATGGGTTTCAGGCCAATCGCCTTCAGGCGACGGTTGGCGATCCACTCAACATACTTGCACAACAGTTTATCATTCAGACCGATCATAGATCCGTCTTTGAACAGATACTCAGCCCACTGACGTTCTTCCTCAACACACTTGCGGAACATGTCATAAACATTCTGTTCTTCTTCTTTGGCGATCTGAACCATCTCTGGATCATCTCCTTCACGCCACTTGTTCATGATGTTCTGCGTGAGAACCAAGTGTTGATTTTCGTCCCTGGCGATAAGAGAAATGATTTTTGCCGATCCTTCCATAAGCTTAAGTTCGCCAAATGCGAACGAACATGCGAAGGAGACATAGAATCTAATTCCTTCCAGGATGTTGACGTTTGCGACTGCTCGATAGAGTTTTCTTTTGAGTTCATACCGTTCTAAAATGGCTGACTCACAATCCTCCAGCGCATGTTCCCACTGATTACCACTACCCCACATTTGTGCGGCGTTGATAAAGTCATTGTATGCAGAAGTCACTGTTGACGCCCGTCTGAGGATAGCAGGATCCTCTGTGATGGTGTCAAAGATCTCTGAGGGATCTGGATAAACGTTCTTGATAATATATGTGTAGGAACGACTATGGATCATCTCCATAAATTCCCACACAGTCATGGCCGCCTCCAGTTCAGGCAGAGAACAGAATGGGATGAAAGCCATCCCAGGACCTCTACCCTGAACACTGTCCAACATGATCTGATACTTCAGGTTAGAAGTATAGATATGTTTCTGTTCGGGAGACAATGACTGATAGTCACCACGATCCTTCTGGAGAGAAACCTCTTCAGGTCTCCAGAAGTATCCTAGTTGTTGCGTAGTCAGTTTATCGAAGATTGGATATTTGTATGAATCGTATCTTTGGACTCCCAGTGGTTTTCCAAAGAACATAGGTTGTTTTTTGGTATCAACCTTCTCTGGGTTAAAAACCGTCATACCTGTGATGGTAGGACGGTCTTCAGCGTTGAGTCTAAATTGCACAGGATTCACAGGCTTCCTCTTCTTGTTTTAACAGTTGTTCAATTATATCATCTGTAGTTTCTTTTGTCTCTACCTCGTCACTCTTCATGTCATGAGTGTTTTGGTAGTAACTGGTCTTCCAACCGTACTTATATGTAGTCAAAAAGTCATTTGCCATGACCGAGACGGGCACCTCATTGTCGGGATAGTTCTCTGGGTTATACGACCAGTTACCAGAGATGGCCTGATCGAAGAACTTCTGCATTACGGCGACGATCTTAATATAACCTTCATTAGATTCCATATCCCAGAGAAGGGTGTAATTATTCTTAAGAGAACCGTACTGAGGAACGATCTGTTTAAGCGGGCCCTTCTTGCTTTTTTTAATGGACAGATAGTCTCTAGGTGGCTCGATTCCATTTGTTGCGTTTGACACAACGGAACTGCTCTCTGATGGCATCTGAGCAGACAGTGTTGAGTGCCTAAGTCCGTATTCGGAGATAGATGCTCTAAGACTTTCCCAATCATAGTTGTACTCGGGGGCTACAAGTTCGTCTACGTCTTTCTTATATGTGTCGATAGGAAGAATACCATCTGCATACTTGGTGCGACCAAAGTCTGCACACCATCCCTTCTCCTTGGCAAGTTCGTTAGAAGACTTGAGAAGATAATATTGGAAGGCCTCAGTGACTCGATGCACTTCACGGAGAGCGACGGGATCATCATATTTGTATCCAGCCCTGGCAAGATAGTGAGCAAGACCGATGAACCCCACGCCAAGGGATCTCCGCGCCTTTGTGGCTCGTTCTGCCGCCTTGATGGGATACTCCTGGTAGTCGATCAGTTCTTCCAGGCCACGCACTGCAAGATCACAGAGGTTCTCAAGGTCACTCAGTTCACGAATCTTACCGATATTGATGGCAGAAAGAATGCACAGGGCAATCTCTGCACCTTCATCATCGATGTGTTGCAAAGGATATGTAGGAAGAGTGATCTCCTGACACAGGTTGGACATTTCAACCTTGTCTTTGAAAGAGGAATGAGTGTTGCAGTGGTCGATGTTCATCAGATAGATGCGACCAGTCTCTGCACGTTCCTTCAGAATATTCAGGATCAGTTCTTGAGCACCGACAGTTTTCTTTGGAATAGATTCATCGGATTCATACTTCCGATAAAGGTCATCAAACCTATCAGTACCAAAAGAGTCATAGAGACCAGGTACATCGTGAGGACTGAAGAGGGAGATGATTCCATTTGAGATGAATCGTTCATAGAAAATCTTCGAGAGTTGAATAGAGTAGTCAAGTTTCCTGACACGATTGTCCTCTGTACCTTTA